TCGTTGATCTGGAGGTCGGCCAGCACGTTGCTTCCGCGCCACCAAAGGTTTTCGATGCCGTGGGTCGCCGTGATCTGCGTATTGCTGTGATACGTCCCTCCCGCGTTGCACTCAAGCGTGAACCCGGAGTAAGAGAACTGCTTCGAGACGGTATTGCCCGCGTAGAGCGCGGCTTCGCAAGGCACGCCTCCGCAGTTGTTCGGGAAGAGAATCGAGCTCATCAAGGGGACACCCTTGATCGATACACCGAGCGGGATCTCCGGCTGAACGAACATGGAGTTGAGGGTCAACCCAGCGAGTGGCGGGAGGACAAGCAAATGCCCGTTCCCTCCGGTTGTCGCGGCTGTCACACTGTCAGCCAACATCGGCGTGATGTTTAGGCCGGGATAGTGGATGCCGTCGTACTCGGTGTCGCCATTGACGCTGTATACCGAAGCCGTCCCGCCCTGCTGCACACTCGATGCCAGCACTGCGGCGGCAGCACCCGATGGGTCACTCGCGGCCTGCGCGGCAGCAGCTGCGCCAAGCGCATCGTAGGCACCGGACGCGGCCGCCGCGAATGCGGACCAGAAGCCCGATCCGGAGCCGGGTGTATTTCCCACGTTCCCGGCGGACTGCGACTCCCAGACGATGCCACCGGAAACCACCAACGCATATTGCGCGTAGGTAGTCCCGCTCGACCATGTGGTGGGAGTCGTGATCGCGCCACTGCCGGCCGGGCCTGTTGGGCCTGTTGGGCCAGCAGGACCAGTTGGGCCAGCAGGGCCGGTCGCACCCGTCGCACCCGCTGCGCCAGCGGATCCGGTTGCACCCGTGGGGCCGGTCGGTCCCGCCGGGCCGGTTGCGCCCGTTGCACCTGTCGGGCCAGCGGGGCCTGTTGGGCCTGTCGGTCCGGCAGTCCCCGCGCCGCCCAGGAGCTGCCAGTCCGAGGGACTGGTTGCGGGCGTGTTGCCCGTGTTGGTGCCGATGCCCGCGAGGACAGAGATGTAGTTCAGCGCGGACGTCCCGGTGCCGACCGTAACGAAGTCGTTGGCGGAGTATGCGGTCGAAGAGTTCCACACGCCCTGGTCCTTGATCGAAGCCAGGATACGCGCGTCGTTTCCGGCCGCGATCGTTCCGGGCGTGGTGCCGACTGTCGGTGCAGTCCCGGTGGGCGCGACGTAGATGCCGCCGTTGCAGACCAGGATGGAAGAGCTTCCAGGCTCCGTCCAGAGCGACGGGCTTGAGCAGCTCGCGGGAACGCTGCTGCCATAGCCGAAAGTGTTCGAGAAGGGAACGATCGCGGTGGCGGGCGGAGCGTAGTTATCGAGGACGAACGTGGTGCCGGTGACGCCGGGCACGGAGTTGTAGAGCGTGACGGGCGAGCTCATGGCTACGCCGCTCGAATTGGTGAGCTGCAGCGTGATGTTGTAGTTGATCGGCGAGGCGAGATTGGTGTGGAACGCATCCGGTACCGGGATGCCGCCTGAGACCGCGCCCGCGACCACGTTCGCGCAGAAGGCCGAGTTCCTGCTGATGACGCCCCATGTGTTCTCGCTGTAGGTGATCGGGTTGCTGTACTGGTCCGATCCAATGGCGCAGAGCTGGCCGTAGGGCACAAGCGCACCGTTCAGGTAGACCTTGGCCAGCGTGATGTTCGTGGTGTAGGTGGTCTGCGCGAAGGCGGCCGGCGCGGGAAGCAGTGTTACGAGAGCGGCGAGACTGGCGAACACGAGGCGGCGGAAGAAGCGCATGGTGCCACTATGTGTTCGCGCGCGAGCAATTCAGTTTGGTTATGGCCTACGGGCGAAGGGTGACGGGGGTTCGGGCAGTCATGGCGTGTAGGCGCGCGATGTAGCGATCGAGAGACGGCTCATGAATGCGCCAGTGACCGAGGACGTTGTCCGTCAGGAACTTGTACGCGACCAGGTCTCCCGACTCGATCAGCTGCAAGACGACAGTGCCGCTGCACTCCAGCCGCTTCATCGCGTCCGCGACGAAGATGGTCTGCAAGAACGGGAACGGGAGCAGGTCCTCGTCGCGGCGGCGCTTGTGACCAGGCGGCAACTGGGCGCGGCTGTCTGAGATGCCGTAGCGCACGCGCAGGCTGTCGCAGTACTCGACGATCGAGGTGTATTCAATCTGCCAGATCTTCTTGCCCCGGTTATAGCAGTAGCTGCGCAGCAGGGCGCGCTCACACATCCGCAGCACAGTGCGCAGCGACACATGCAGGATCGCCGCCGCGCGCCGCGAGTCGATCGTGTTGCTCTTCTGAATCGGCAGGCCGAGCTTCGGCGCAGGACAGACTTCGGGAATGAAGTCCGCAAACAGCTCGATCTGGTCGTCGCGATCACAGTGTGGGCGCATTGGTCACAGCTCCTCGGGCGCGACGGGTTCGCCTGGCTTCGCGGGGCGCGTCACCATGCGTTTCAGCGCCCAGTACACGCGGTTGGCGTCACCCACCGTGCGGATCTGTATCCTTCGCGCGTTGGGGCCGCGCGGCGAGGCCAGAAACGCCTCCAGGCGGCGCTGGTCCCATCCCAGGCGCTGCATCTCCCGTTGCACGCGGCGGATGTCTGTGTCGCCCACCAGCGTGCTGTCGCGATGCTTCTGGTCATGCCTGCCTTCGGTGCCAGCCTTCTCCGCCTCGCGGCGCGACTTGCGCGGCCGCTGCGTCTGTTGAGGTAAGGCGACGCCCATCGCGCGCTGCAGGCCGTCGATCAGCTTGCGCGCCTCGTCCAGGGTGAGATCGCGGAAGCTGCGGATCGTCCGGCCGGTTGCCTTCGACGCCCAGGCGATCCGCGCCTCGCGGCCGCTGCCGGCGTCGAGCGAGCGCCGCTCGAACTGACCGTAGAGAACCTGCAGGCGCTTCAGCTGCGCGGGCGTGATGTCGGTAGCGATCATAGCCGCACCTCGGAAGGGGAGACATCGCACCGCCAGAGCTGCTGCACGAAGTTCAGACGGCAATGATCGTGCAGCCTGACTACGCGGCCCCGAATCACGCAAACATAAGTGTCGAGGAAGCCGATCAGGCTGTTTCCGCAAGAGCCGCATCTGGGCGGAAAATCGTCGCTGCGTTCAAAGCTCAGGTCGATAAACGCCCGCGAACCACTCGATGCTTCCCAGGCTTCGATGCAAGTCTTGGAACAAAACCAGTGGCCGTGGATGAGCAACGCCATAGGATCCAGAGGGCCAAGACACTGCCCGCAACTCTGCTTACTTAGGTGGTCTTCCACGCCGTTTGCTGCATTTGCCATCGCAGAGCGGGCAGAGACATCCGGTGATTCCGCGCTTGGCGATGAGCTCCCTCGCCGCGGAGAGCACCTCTCGCTTGTGCTGCTCGGCGGCGGCGCGGCGGCGCTCGTTGTAGTCGGCACGGCTGCACTTGACGGTTGCGAAGCGGGCTGTGCCTTTGGTTCTTCTTCCGCATCCGCACTGGCAGACCCGCATGGTGCTTCCCTCTTTTCGTGTAGCCCTGCGCCGAGCAGGCCGTAGCCCGCGATATCTCTGTAAGGCGATTCGCCAAAGGCGTCGCGATCGGTGGCGATCCGCATCTGCTTGTCGAAGATGCGAACCAGCAGCAGCGCATCGTCCTCGCGCCCTGGCGGAATGCCCGTGGGCCACAGCATCCGGAGAAAGTCTCCGGCCTTGGCGAATGAGCTGCCGTAGGCCGCGTTCTTCTCGGTCACGAGATCTCCGATCTCCGCGCCCAGCTTTGTATAGTCCGTCATACCTTCTCCTTGCGCTTACGCTTCGCCTTCAGAGCTCTTGCCTTTTTCTCTAGCCTGCGGATCTCCGACAGATCCGGGTCGGTCTGGCGGAGCTTGAGCCGACGAATGAAAGCATCACGCTTGCCGAACTCCAGCGCTTCCACTGCGTAGCTGAGCATCTGCTCGCGAGGTACTTGATTGATAAACGCCAGCAGGTCGACCAGATAGATCAGGCCAGACTTAGAGCACTCGTCCATCTTTGCCTGCCAAGAATCCTTAGGTTGGTAGCTGAATAGCGCGCTCATGCCCGTCTCCTCATCTCTCGGACGGCATACTCGCTGGCCGCCGGCTTCCTGCGTTTCGCCATGCTTGCGATCTCCGCCTCGCGCTCTCGCAGCGCGAGACGGAGGTGATCGACGATGTGCTGCAGACCATCGCGCTCTTCCGCGATCCGCTCGGCGCGAGCGTGGTCCGCGTTGGCCAGCTCGCGCCAGTAGGCGGAGAGAGTGCAGCACGTCGAGTTGCAGGGCTTGCTCACGTCCGCTTGCCTCCGAGGGTGTCGATCTGCCAGCGCAGCTGGTTCCCGGCGGTGATCATCTCGTCTCGCAAGTCCTCGCCCTTGAGGCCGGCGCGCCAGCTCAACGCGTTTATGCCGTCGTCGTAGAGCGCGACAACTGCGCGGGCGTGGGTGGTTTCTAGCACCGTGCCTACAGCTGCCTCCCGTGTGCCGCGCGTATCGGCCGCCCGGTCTTTGCTCCTGAAATCCTCCCGCTTTGGGCAGGTTGCCCAGTGCGGGGTGACGTTCACATCCTTGTCGAAGTGCTCGTCCGAGATGTTCTCGTTGTATGGCATACTCCTGCCGTTATTGGTGCGCCACCATTCGAGCGTGGCACCACAGCCCTTACATGCAGCCCGGCTGCGGAAGGTGTAACCCGCGCGCAGCATCTCGCGCTTCGTCTCTATCTTGTTGCCGCTCATCGTTTCTCCTGTTGAGGCTCTGCGTTCAGTACGAGCGCGATTTGTCCAAGTAGTTCAACTTCATCGTGGCGGCCGCCGCGCAGGGCGATACCCGCGCGGATGATGGCGACGCCTTGGCTTATAAGCTGCTGGCTAGCGGTCACCGCGTCTTGCTCGTCGTCCATCAAGTAGTAGCCACCATCGGCACTTCGCGAGCTCCCTATCTGGCAGGCAAAGTTGAGTCTCAGGTTGTGAACCATCTCGCGTATCGCGCGGTCAGAAACCTTCAGCCGGTCGACGAGCTGCTGACGCGTCTTTGTCTGTTTCACCCCACGCGTGCCCAGCAGCGCCCTCAGCAGCGACTTCTCGTCTTCACTGGCGGCCCAGTGGCAGTTGCGGTTGTTCAGCACCTCGTCGACGCGCAGACGCACGCGATCGCCGAAGGTGGAGAAGAGGTCGAGGCTCACAGCGTCACCCCTTCTGGCAGCTTCCACAGGCCGAGTGCGCCACGCATCGGCACCGGTGGGTCGAGATGACGGACATACTCTAATGCCCAGGCGAATCGGCCCTCAGCAAAGTCACCGAAGGGAATCTCCTCCGCGCTCGCGCTGAAGTTGATGGCCTGCAGCTTGTGGAGCGCGGTCGTCGGCACACAGGCGACGAGATTCACGATGCAGAGCGCTTGCGCCGTGGGCAGCGCTTCCATGTCGGAGAGAGGGCCGAGCGCCTTGCGGAAGTGCGGCTGCCATGCCAGATTCCGCGCCCACACGGGGTAGCCTTTGGCCGCGTGAATCAGCAGCTCGCCGCGATAGCTCGTGTACCAGCTCCGAGTCTCAAGCTTCTTCTTCTGGAGGTCGACGAGCGAAGCCCACGGTTGCGTGAGCGTGAGTGCCTTCATCGCGCGATCTCCTCGCCAAACAGGTTCCCGGTAGTGCCGGTCAGCGGATGGTGTGGGCAGTAGTCCAGATCCGGGCCTACGTTCACCGCGTGGGTATCGCAGAGCGGTGCGTCGCACCGGCGACCCCCCGGATGCACGTAGTCGCACAGCTTGGTCGAGACAAAGCCGCACCTGCTGCAGCCCTTGATCTGGCTGCCGCGCGTGCAGATGTGAGCGACGGTGCCGTCCTGCATTTTGAGCCAGGGCATCAGTTCGCCTCCCTGGCCGGCTTGCCGTGCGCGTCGAGCGCCATGCTGTTGAGCGCGGCAACAGTGTTGGCCACGCGCCTGGCTTCGGCCAGGATTCCCTCGGCCGCGCGCAGCCTGACGAACGAGTTGGCGACAGGATCCGCTTCAGGCTCGACCGCCTCCAGCTCGCGCTCGTAGAGGTCTGCCTTCTGGTGTGGCTCAAGGCTGGCCCACCAAGTGTCGAGCTGGCCCTCTTCAAGGCAGTGAACGTTGTGGTCATCGCTGACGATAGTTAGGATCGTCTGCGGCCGCCTGGTTGCGCGGCTGTGGGCGTGGAGGCGCTTCGCGGTAGTCATGCTGTCACCTTCGGTTCGCACGATTCGCCTTCGTCGCAGATCGCGACCAGGCGCGGGTTATCGGGATGATGAAGCAGGAGCCAGCGAGATTCGAGATACCCGATCTCCATCTCCAGATCGACGTCGGATGAGTCCAGGTCATACCAGCCCGTCAGATCGTCATCGCCCTCGGGATGTTCATGGACGCAGCTGCTCTCGATCGCGCCGGCCGCTCGTTCGTAGGCCAGGCTCATCTCGACGCCGCGATCGACTTCTCTTGCTATTGGCGTGCTGATTGGATCACTCAATGGCTCACCCCCGAGTGCGCGCTGACGTGCATCTGTTGCACGTTGAAGCCGAGGCGGCCGGCGAGGGCCAGGGAGTCTCTCTCCAGCGCGTAACCGTCGCCGCCATACAGCCTGTGAAGACATGCGATCAACTCGACAGCCTTGGAAGCACCGGCCTCCGCGTCGCCGAGGTCGACCGACTTTTTGAACGCCTGAAGGTTCTTGGCGCAAGAGAGGAGTACTCCGACGAGACGCGCGTGCTGCTGCTCCATCTCAGTCATCTCGCGCTGGTCCGGCCGTGATGGTTGAAGGTCGATAACAGGCATCAGTCTTCCCCCCGATCTCTCATCCCGTCCATGCAGGTCGGGCAGTAATCGCCACCGTTGACGCGTCCCCAGCCAGCGGCCTTCGCCGCTTTGCGAAGAACCCGCGCGTTGCAGTACTTCGGGTCGAAGATCTCGTCTTCCGGAAAGAAGACATCGCCAAACCCGTGCTCTTCGTTGCACGCCAGGCGAACAGCCTTGTGAACCATCACGCCGCCGCCTTTGCAGGGCGCGGCTTCTTCGCGGGCTTCTCCGCCTTGATGACGCTGACACTGAGGCTCGGCTCGGCGGTCTTCACATCGAAGCACTGGCCGAAGAGCGAGAGTATCTTCTCCAGCCTGCGCTCCGGCAGATCGAGAGCCTTGATCGCGTCGGCCGCGCCTTTGACCAGCGAATGTTTTGTGGTCGGTGTGAACAGCCGCTTGAAGAGGCCAGGGATATTCGCGATCGCAATGGCCAGGATCTGTACGGCACCCTCCTTCACTGTGACGCTGCTGCCGCGCGTGACCGTGGCCGTGTTGCGCAGGCCGTCGAGCCGTTTGGACTGCGGCGCGTTCGCCGGGCAGTAGCCGAAGTTATCGACCAGGAAGATCACCCGCTGCTTCGCGGCATCGGCCAGCAGCGTCGCCTGTTTCGCCGCTGCCTTGGCATACTCGTACCCGGCGATCGAGTTGTCGATGTCGACGTTCGATGGCGGCAGGTTCGGTGTTTCGTTCTTGATTTCAGCGTCCATCGATTCTCCTAGAAGAGGTAAGCGGTTAGCTCCTGCTCGGTGTGTCCCGACGCGGAGGTGCGGAGTTTGTGCGCGGCGTTGAAGCCGCGCGTGTGCAGGAAGCGTTCCACCAGGACCAGCGCCGCGCCCTGGCCGCAAGCGAGCACCGTGCCTGGGCGCTCATACTCCATCTCGCCGTAGCGCTCCGGCTTCGTCAGCACCAGGTCGCCGACGCCGTCGATGTGCAGCGCCAGCCAGTTGGCGTCGAGCGTCTGCATGCGCATGCACGCATGGCAATAGAGCTGCTTTGGTTCGGCTGTCACGATCACCGGCCGCTCCGGAGAAGCTCACCGCCCTGCGTCCAGACGACGTAGCAGATTGCGGTGCCGATCAGGAAGGCCACATAGAAGCAACAAATGCAGACGAGTACCCCGAAGAAGCCGCGCACCAGCTTGTCGTATAGCTTCCAGTTGCGCGCCGTGATCCAAGCCTCGTAGACGTCCAGGCGATCGAAGCAGCGCTCAACCAGGGTGAGGCAGCCTTCGGTGAACCAGTAGACTGCCAGCCGGAAGGGCATCCAGGATTGATGGAGGTCGATGTGATCGAGGCACCGCTCGATGAGCTTGCAGAAGCCCTCGGCGAGCCAGTAAAGGGAAAGCCTGAACGGTTTGGATTCGGCCTCGGGTGTGTGGACTGCATCGGCGTAGGGTTTGTAGTGGGTCATGCGACAACGTCCTCTCTTAGTTCCGGTGTCTGCTTGAGTTGAATGCTCTCGATCGCGTTGAAGAGATCGCGGGCGGAGATGTAGGTGAACTTCTTTGCGACGCGCGTGCCGTCCTTCTCCTCGGTGCGCTGGCCGGTCGACATGCAGCGGGCGATGAACCCTTCGCACTGCGCATCCGTCAACTGCGCGCCCAGCTCCGCGCGGAGGATCTGCGATGCCTCCGCCTTCGAAGGGCCGTTGAGGTAGTGCGTCTTGCGCAGCCTGCTGCGCCACTGCTCCATCTGCCAGTGGCTCAGGCGCTGCGTAAGATCGTGCGAACCCGCCAGGATGACGCCGAAGTGCGGGGGCAGGTCGAGTAGCTGGCGGAGTACTTCGAGACCCTTCCGGCAAAGGTGCTGCGCCTCGTCGACCATGAGGAGCGTGCGCTCATTCGCCAGAAAGAACCGCAGCTTGCGAAGCATCATGTCGATGTCGCCCCGGCTAGGCAGATCGGCGGCGATGCAGCACTCGCGGAGGAAGTTCTGCGGCGAGTGGTCGATGCGGGCATAGACATAGACAGCGCGGCCAAGCTGCTTCTCTTTGACCTCCCGCTCGATCTGGCGCAGCGTGTAGGTCTTCTCCGTGCCCGGCGGCCCGTCGACCAGGTACGCCGCGCCCTGCTCAAGCGCGGTCAGCGCAGATGCGCGAATCTCCCGGTAAGCCTTCGTCTTGTGCTGGCGTGCCTTGAAGGTGAACTCCGCCGCCATGTCGTGCATGTCCATGAACTCTTTCGCGGCGGCGCGCATGGCGAGCGAGTTCGACTCCACGGGATGATGCGCGTCGTAGCTGCCGCGCAGAAACATGCCCATCGCGGCATAGGAGTAACCGATCGCGCGGCCCATCTCCTCCGTGTTCAATCCCGCGCGCAACATGAAGCTGCGGATCCGCCGCCGCATATCGTCTTCGGGTTCGAGAGCCATTGCCGCGAGTTCTGTCTTGCGTGCTACCGAGAGTGCCATCTATACGGTCCCCTGCTGTGTCTGGCGGTACCAGTCAGCGATGTCGTCTGAGTGAAAGTTCTTGCTCTCCGCGACCTCTGAGTGCGAAGCCGGAGCGCGATGTACGGTTGAATCGCCGACGGCGGCCGGCAGCTGCGCGAGCTGGCGTAATGCAGCCTCGGCCGAGATGTTGGCCCCGGTCGCGGAGACCCGCTCCCGAAGGGCGCGGGCAGACTGCTTTACCGCCTTCGCCAGGCCGTTGCGGTTCTGCATGAACGTCGCGACATCTCCGCGCGTCTGCGCGTCTGGCGACATCCGGTAGAGCTGCTCGTGCTCAAGCCGACACACGAAGTGCATGTCGCGATCAAGGACTGCGGCGAAGCTGGGTTCGAGCGGATCGTAGGCGACGACAACTTCGCGGCCGCTGAGTTCGTGCATTTGCAGTTGCGCTGCCATGTCCTGAATGTTCGGGACCAGGCGAACACCGCCGAGGGTGATGGCGCAGTTCTGAACCTTGCGCGTCGTGCGCTCGGCGAGCAGCATGGTCAGCATCTCCGGCTCGGGAGCCAGGCGACGCTCAGGCGATCCGTGCGCGGGAAGCTCGTCCATAAAGCACTGCAGAGGCGTGCGACCGTCCATGCCTTCGCCGCCGTGCGGCTGCCGGTGATACCACTGCTCCACCCAGGTCTCGGCGATGTGGATGTACTCGCTCGCCAGCGGAAGGGCGGAGTACTGACCCTGGCCCATCTGCAACAGCTTCGAGTGACGGGCGAGCGCTTCCGTGGTGTGGTCAGGCCGCAGATGCGTCGCGCCGCCGGTGTAGGTGCGGAACGCCTTGTCGACGCGCTCATGGAACGTCCGGTGATACCGCTCGATGTGCTTGGACTGCGGGTGGTATGGCTGGCAGAAGGTGACCGGAACTCCGAGGCGTTTCATCACTGAGCTGTTGAGATCGGACCAGCTCGCCTGGTGCAGCTTGCCCAACGCTTCGAGCTCGTGACGCTCAGCGCCGCCGGCGATCTTCCGGTAGTCCTTGCCGTTGTCGCAGTAGAAGCCTTGCGGGATGCCGTACCGCGTGAGCGCCCGTAGCAGCGCGCGCTTGATGCTGTTGCTGCTGCCTTCCTCACAGAAGGCGACGCCGACGACGTAACGCGCACAATGGTCGAGCAGCGTAGTCATCCGGAGCCGCATGTGCCGCAGATCCCGCGCTCCGAAGAGATCGTTCTGAACCAGCGTGTCCACGATCGCGTGATCGGAGATCCACATGTGGTTCGCCGGTTCCGTGTAGCCGCGTTTGATGTAAGGGGCGAATTGGGCGTCGTACCGCTTGCGTCCTTCGCGACCCATCACCCGCATCGATGGAGAGACCTCCTGGGGGTTGTCCAGGAAGCGGCGGATCGTGTGATAGCTGGGCTCCGGCACGCCCAGACTCTTAGCTCGCTTACAGGCCATCTCCCAGGCAACGGTCTTCGATTGGGACGGGGAATCGGGCGTGCCGATGTAGACCGATGCGGCGATGTCGGCCAGCTCCCGGTTCTCCGCCGCCCAGCTCGACTTGCCTTTGCCCTCGCGTACCTTGCGCACCAGGCCGAATCTTCCGTCTTTATCGAAGGCCTGCTTCCACCGCCAGATGGTAGCGCGGTGGATGCCGTGCGTCTCGGACAGGTAGCAGCTCATCAGCTCGCTGGTGGTGACGTTCCGGCCGTCCTTGAGTCTGAGCTGCGCGAAGCGATCGCGCGTGGTTGGGTAAGACACATAGTCGATGAGCGGTTGCAGGACCTCCAGCTTCTTGGCCGCCTCCAGTTCCTGCTCCGGCGTCATCGCTACGCGAACGAGCTGGCCAGCACCAGCAGGCATGTTCGAGGTGCCCGCGAAGAGGGGCGTAAGAGACAGTGGAGTCCCGGCGGGGCGCTTGTTCAGGTGCTCTTCTTCGGTGCTGGCCAGCTTGGCACGCTCTCCTGGGGTAAGGGAGGCGGCGGAATATCGGGTCGCGCCGTTGAGCGCCTGCGACGGTATACGACGGCGGAAGAATGTGCGGCGGGAGATGCATGCCGCCTGGCAGTACTCGTCAAGGGAGAGCCACTGTTTCATCGCTTGGCCCCCTCATGCCGATCTGTTCGCAGCAGCGCATCTGCGCAGATCGCTTCAATGTCTTTCAGGGCGAAGTGCTTGTTCACTACGATTGCGGTAGTGCGCCCCTTCCGGGCAGACGCTTTGACCATTCCGAGAACTTCGCGAAGGAAGGCGACCTCGCCGGTCAGGTGCTCTGCTACGCAGGTGATGTCGTCGAGGAGATTGGGGTCGTACTTACGAAGGCTCATAGGGAACCGCCGATCAGCCGTAGTTCCCGCCGTTTCAGGTCTGCATAGCTGCGCCCAAGATCGAGGAGCAGCTTCTCCTCTTTGGTGATGACGAATAGGCCTGCCCGGACTATGCGGCATGTCATCAGATCGCTGCTTCCCGTCGCCAGGCAGAACGCGCGCTCTAGTTCAGCTGGGAATCGAACGTCCTCTCGGCAGTCCGCCGCGTAGCAGTTGAGCATCCGCTCGGTGACTTTGCGGCCCGCAAAAGTAGTCATCTCCTGCGCGACGGCGGCGCGGCTTTTCTTGCAGCGCTTGAGAGAGCGGACGATCACCCGTCTGATCAGCGTGGCGTCGTCCGCGCTCTTCAGCCCTGCATTCTTGTTCGTGACGACAGCGGGGCGACGAGGCTTGCGCTGGGTTCGGGTGGTGGGGACCCCCGCTGCCTCAAAGAAATAGAGTGCCTCGGGCCGACCCTGAAGAAGGTTGGCCAACTTCACCAGGTGCTCTGTTTCCGGGCGCAATAGGTCCTTTTCCCACCGCGATACGTTGCTTTGGCTCACCTGGAGAAGAGAGGCGAAGGCCGACTGGCTTAGCTTGAGGACATCTTCCCTGACACTTTTCAGGTGCCGAGATAGGCGCATCTCAGATGTCGCCCCGCCCACAGGTGTGCTTCCATGCTTCAATCCGGGCAAGCTCATAGCTTCTTGCCCTCCAACCGACGCTCTATGTCCGCCAGTTCCGCCTCGGAACGCTTGCGGATCAGGTACTGGCGGCCCAATTCCAGGAGTTCCAGGCCGGCGTTGTCGACGACGTGCAGACCCGCCGCCGTAGGGCCACTGGTCAAAAGCCTGGTGTCGCCCACCGCGAAACAGAAGGCACGCTGTAATTCAAGAGGAAAGCGGTTATCTTCCCGTGATTCAGCGGCATACGCATTTAGCATTCTTTCCGTTACTTTGGTGCCCGTGAGGTGACTCATCTCATCCGCAATGGCGGCGCGGCTTTTCGGGCACTTCTTCATGGCGTCGACGATTACCGATCGCACTGCCGCTGCGTCGTTCATCGTGCCCGCAATTTCCGGCGAAAGGCTCGAACTGGGCACGTCGGCGGCAAAATTTAGTTCGCGATTTGCCGATGACGAAGAGCCGCTTATGCTGGCAATCTTTGGGCGTGAAGAACTCATGCAGCACGCTCCGCATCGCCAGCCTTACGCTGTTGCTGCCGAATCTTCTTCTCAAGGGCTTTCATTACTCGCTGCGAGGTGCTCAGGCCGAGAAACACCCTCCGAACATGCTGCGGGGTCACATTCAATTCGCGCGCAAGTTCCGAGAAGTTTGGGCGGAGCTTCTGCGCTTTTCGGATCTGCGCAATTACGGGGCTAAAATGGGTGCTCATATTGAAACCTCGCTCCACCCAGAACACTATTACGATCCGACTCAAGAGGTCAACAAAATTATTACGAATGAAGTCAACGCGAAGCCGCGCCCCAAAATACGCGAAGCGTTGTTGTCTCTTCGTGATCGCCTGAATTTCACGCAAAGGCAGATGGCTGAAATACTTGGCGTCTCCCAGGCGCAGATAGCGAAATGGGAAAACGAGAGAGCCGTTCCTCCCGGCCAATTCTTTGCGAAGCTCTCGGAGTACGTCCCCGAGGATGAGAAGAGCTGGTGGCTTGAGATGGCTGGGTTCAGAGTTCAGCCGGAGCCCGTGGAACAGCGGACGCGGCTGATACCCCTACTCCGCGACCCCGCTGCAGCAGGTACTCCGAGGGCGCTCGAAGCGCGTGAGACATCGGACTACCTTTCGCTGCCACGACAATGGATGCCAGAGGGCGGAACGCTGCAGGCGGTCGAAGTGAAGGGGCACTCGATGGAGCCGATTCTGTGCGAAGGGTTCATTGTGATTGTCGATGTGGATCAGCGGGCCGCAGCGAGACTGATCGACCACATGGTGCTGGCTCGCGTGGGAGGCGGTGTTACGGTCACATGGTTGCGGAAGTCAGGCACGACGCTGATGCTCGTTCCACAGAACATGAACACAGACAATCCTGTGCAGCTGATCCAGGCGGGAATGGACATCCAATTGATTGGTACGGTCGTAAAGTGGATCGGCCAGCCGACGACGCCGAAGAAGAGAAAGTGAGAAAAAGCTGAATATGAATAAGTTTCTAATCGCGATGACGGGCCTAATGGTTTGCGGGTGTGGGCGTGCGATACCGACCCAGCCTGTCCCTGTGGCCAGCTTCGAGCAGCTTATGGAATCGCCTGGCGGCCCGTCCATCATCACGGAGACTACTGCCGGCAAACTCGTTGAATTGCTTGAGCCGAAATATAAGGAGCTTGACCCAGCATCGGTCATCGTTCATGGCGACAGTGTGGCAACTGACGGGGTGACAACCCGCGGAGTTCGCGTGGTTCTCATTGCAAATGCGAGTTCAGCTAACGACCGGAAGGCCTCGAACGTAGCGAATTTCTACATGGAGGAGACCGAGGTGCATGCGTGTAGCGCGGCGGTGAAGACGGAGATAGCATTTGCAGACACCGAATCGAAGAACCCGCCGCAAGCGCAGAAGGATATTCGCTGGGCAAGCAAGGACGGGATGGTCATGTTTTCAGGGTTTTCCGATGGGCAGCCTAGCTATTCAATTTCAACGATGAGGGCCGGCGGCCCTATTCTAGGTCTTCAAAAAGATCAATTCGCAAAATTTGGGGAACTGCTGGACGCAGCGCTCAATTCAACCAGAAGCAATTAGGCCGGAGATTTACGGCAACGTGTGGACGGCTCGTAGCCCCTTCTCCTGAAACCCTGTCTCGCCTGATAGACTTCGGCTGAGACAGCTCTGCAACTCCTCGGCCCGGGGGGCCGGGGAGTTTTTTTGGTCGACCTCTTCTTCGAGTTAGCCCACCCATCACACAACAGCCCGATTGATCAAGCTGTGTAACACCCTCTGCTAGACTTCCGCTGAACCACAGGTATCTCCTAATTCCCCCCCCGGCGGGCCACGCCGGGGGGCTTTTTTTGTCTCTGCAAACGCCCGCTCCCCGCCAAGCTGACCCCGAACGCCAGATGCAAACAGGTATCCGGCACGGCTCTCTTAGTCTTCGAGTCGTGGCGGAAGCCGCGCACCTCCCATTCTTTTCCATGAAAGGAGTGGGAGGATTCCAGAGCAGGAAGGGCCACACGACAAGCGCCTCATGGGTGGCAAGTCGAGTGGCCTTCCACCCTCTCTCCGCGCGCCTCAAGCCGCTCGGAGATCAGCTTTGGCCACGCCCCAAGAACTCGACAACCTGCAACACACCGTCGTCCCCGCGCAGCTGGCCATGCACAAGTGGCTGGTGCCGGCTTCGGTGACGCTCGCACAGTGGACCGCCGAATCCGCATGGGGACTCTCCCAGCTCGCCCGCCGCGCGAACAACTTCTTCGGCATCAAGGCAGTGCAGGGTCAGGAATACATGGAGTTCTCCACGCGCGAAGTGGTGCGCGGCCGCAGCGTGATGGAGCTGGCTGACTTCGCCCGCTATCCGTCGCCGATCGAGAGCTTCGATGCACACGGCAAGCTGCTGGCCACGCTTACGCGATACCAGCCGGCAATGCGCGTGCGGCAGGACATCGCCGCTTTCTGCGCCCAGCTTTACATCGACGGCTACAGCACAGAGCCGGAGTATGCAGACCGCCTGCTCACGCTGATCCGCGAGCACAACCTCACCCGGTACGACGTAACCCCGCAGCCGGATAAGCCAGCTGCGGTCGCAGCTTAGAGCAGTTTGAATCAGCATCACGGAGGCAACATGATTTTTAGCAACCTGAAGATGAACCCAGGCTCAGCGATCGCGCTGGTCCTCTGCGTAACGATGTTGGCCCTCAGCACAACCGGCTGCACGCCGGCACAACAGCAAGACGCCAAGGCAATCGTCGCGAAGGTCGCAGCCTATGAGCCTTCTCTCGTCACTGCGGTAGACACGCTGGCTTCGACCGTCGCACTGTTTGTGCCCACCGACGCCGCGCTGATCACGGCATCGCAGGCGATCTTCGACGCGTCCGCCGCCCAGCTGCAGACGCTGTGCGCCGCTTATGCCGCGACCCCGACTGCGAGCACGCTAGCAACGATCGAGAGTGTGCTGACGACGTTGTTGAACACGAACGCCGCTCAGTTCCTTGCAGCCGCGCACATCAGCAATCCTGCCTCCGTCGCTACGGCGAAGCTGGCGATCGGTGGAGTCCGCACGATCCTGCTGCTGATGGATGCAGCGCTGCAAGGGACTCAGACTGCTGCGCAGACCGCAGCTTCGCAACAGGCTCGGCTAATGAAGCTTCATGACTTTGTGCCCTATCTCGACAAGCACCAGGTCGAGCAGGCGACGGGTGTCCCCTTCCGCGTGGCTGTGGGCTTTGAGGAAGCGCGGGGCTTCTAAGTAGTTGCGGACATGCGCACAGGCGGGCGCGCCCTGCCGGCCGCTGTACTCGGATGGAATCTGAGGTCAACGGCAGGGCACCGCAACCCAACCAGGCAACAGGAGCAGGACGATGGCGGAACTCACCGAACGGCAACTCGAAGATCTCGATCACGCCTATGGGTATCACGCCCCGACGCGTGACCAGATCGCGCAGTACCAGGCCATCAACGAGGCGGCCAAGAACTTCGAGCGGGTTGTCCTGGAGAGCTGCCCGACAAGCGCAGACCGCACCTTCGCCACAAGGCAGATCCGCGACGCCAGGATGACGGCAAACCGCTCGATCGCGCTCCACCGGCCGGACAGGCCGGGCGGCATCCTCGGATGACGGGGTGGTGGGTTAGTACCAACTAAATGCACCGCAGCCCTGCACGGTATTTTCCGGCGCGAGGGCGGGGCGGTCTACAGCAGGGTCGGGCTGAGAGTTTGACGGGAGTTTGGGCATGGCGAAGTGGCTGAGCGGAAAGAAGACTTACATCCTTGCAGCGGTTATGTTCCTGGTGCTGATCGTCTTGCTGGCGCTGGGCAGGCTCTCGGTGGAGCTGGCCTTCGAGGTGCTCGTCTTCGCCGCGCCGTGCTTCGCCGCCACCTACCGCGACGCCCTGCAGACGCACCATAGTCAGGTGATGGACGTGCTGCTCGACGCGGTCGACGCTGGGGTTGCGCTGCGAGCTCACAACTATGCAGCGATCGAGGGGATCGCGCTGAAGGCCGCTCCGGATGCTGAGTCTCTGGTCGTCGCGCTGACCCCTGCGCAGGCAGCCCAGACGGCCGTCCTAATACCGACGGGACCGGCAGGCCCACAAGGACCACAAGGACCGGCAGGCATCTCCGCCGTTTCGCCGGCGACGGGAGGGGCTTGATGTTCCTGGCACTGAAGAAGCTCTTCGAGGAAGAGCGGCAGTCGATGTGGGGCAAGCTCTTCCAGGGCGCTGGCCTGAGCGCGGGCGGCGTGGCCGTCTATGAGTTCGCCGAGTTCTTCAAACAAAACCCCGTGGCATCGCTTGCCGTCGTGCGGGAGTTCGGGCCGATCTTCGCGCTGGCCGTGCTGCTTACGGCGCTGGTGAACCGGCTGATCGGCGTGCTCGATAAGTTCGCGACATCGAGCCAGGAGACGGCGGACGCAATCAAGCTGATCGCCACCAAGGACGATCGCCAGGCGGAGCGCTTCGAGCTGTTGACGCAGTACAGCGCGCAGACCAGCGAACAGGTCGCGGAGGCGATGAAGGGATTCGCCGCCCAGCAAGCGTTGCAGAACAGTGCTCTCGACCGGATCGAACGGAGACAGAGCTTGATGCAGGAGAAGTTCGATCAACTTTCGACCGCGCCCGCGCCCGCGCGACCGGCGCTCGTCGTGGATAAGGGGGCAGCACAGTGAGCATGAGCGCGACCCACATGAAGCGGTACCGGACGGTGTTGCTGCAGCTGCTGAACGCGAACCACCGGGCGCAGCACGCCCGCATGGATCACGTAATGCTGGCGATGGCAATGCGCGGCGTGGGCTGCGGCGTGGGCGAGAATGATGTGCTGACGCTGCTGCAGGACCTGTGCGATCGCAGCTTCGTGCGCTACAACGAAAAGAAGAACCGCCTCACGCACGATACCGAGATCTCGCAGATTGAGATCACGGCAGCCGGCCGGGACATCCTGGAAGGGACGCGCACCGACGGAGCGGTCGAGCTGTGAACGGGGCGGCGGCCGGGCCGCGCAAGTCTGCGAGCAAGCCCCGGCCGCGCACGGGCGACAAGCGCAAAGCGAATCAACCATTGAAGATCGACAAGCTTCCCGTCGAGGTGCGCGACGCAGTTCTCTATCTGCGCAACCAGGGCTTGAAGACGTGGATGGAGATCGAGGAGCTCTCCGCGCTGAAGTACGAGCCGAAGTGGAAGGGTACGCTGGGCGGCTTTGTGGATTGGAACTCGCTGCCGCTGCATCTGCTCGAACTCTTTCCCGACATGCGGCTGCCGCATACAAGCATCCATCGCTGGTACGATCTGCGCTTCGACCAGGTGCGCCGTGAGGTGACGCAGCGCAGCGATGCCGCGCGCAAGATCGCCGAGGCATTCGCCGCCTCGGCCGTGGACAACGCCGACGAGGCCGTGATCAACGCCGCGCGGGACACGTTGATGTCCATCCTCGCTGAAGACGGCTCATCCGACAGCCGCATCGTCGCGACCAAGGGACTGTTGAAGCTTAGCGAGGTGATGTCGAAGGCGCGGACGAACGAGATCCGCGAGCGCATCGTCTCCGTCGACGAGCGCCGTGTTGCGCAGCTTGAGAAGGACGCAGAGCTGCGCCGCAAGCGTATGGAGGTCGAGACCGAGACCGTTGCGAAGAAGATGACGCGCGGCGAGCTGACCCTGGAAGACATCAACAAGCTGCGCCGCAACACCTTCGGCCTTCCGCCGCTGCCGTCTGAGCCCGCTGCCGCTGCACGGGCGGTGTAGGCGTGAGTCTCCCTGCAGTTCTCCAGCTTCGCCCATACCAGCAGCGTTGGATCGACGACGAGTCGCGATTCAAGCTGGCAGTGAAGTCCGCACGTATCGGCTACAGCTATGCGACCGGGCTCGAGGCCATCTTCGATTGCCTCCGGCATCCCAAATCGACCTGGACGGTGCTCAGCGCTTCGAAGCCTCAGTCCGTCGAGTTTGTGCAGACATGCAAGGACAACATCGAGCTGATGGGCGCGACGGCGCAGCTCTTCCAGGATGAGGACTTCGACGACAACCTGAGCCTGACGCTCGGCTCCATCGTGGGTATCGTGCAGCGGATCTCGTTTCCGAACGGTAGCCGCATCATGGCTCTCCCCGCCAATGCCCGCACCGCGCGCGGATACCCTGGCAACGCGGTGCTCGATGAGTTCGCCCATCACGAGGACAGCTATGCGATCTGGGCGGCGGTGATACGGCAGACAGCGCTCGGCAACAGTAAGCTGCGCGTGCTCTCAACTCCCAACGGGGAGCAAGGTAAGTTCTTCGACCTGGCGACCAGGCTGAAGCTGACGGATGGGGTCGCTCCTGACCCGAACCCAGTTCATGACGGCCCGTGGACTGGACATTGGATCGACGTTCACCAGGCCGTGGCCGAGGGCTGCCCGATCAACATCGACGAGATGCGTTCCGGCGTCGACGACGACGACACCTGGCGGCAGGAGTTCTGCTGCGAGTTCCTGAAGGCCGCTGGTGCCTGGCTGCCGTTGGAACTGGTGAGCAGTAATGAGCATGACGACGCAACCACCGAGATGCTGCCCAGCTTCCAGTCTCGCGGTCCTCTGTATGGCGGCATCGACGTCGCCAGGCATCACGACGCAACCGTGATGTGGATCGACGAGAAGATCGGCGATGTCTATTGGACGCGCATGGTGCTGTATATCTATGCCGCCACCTTCCCGGACCAGTACAAGCGTCTCGACCCCTTCGTGAAGATGTGCGACCGCGTGGCGATCGACGCGACAGGCATGGGTATCGCGCTTTACGACCTGTTGAACCAGACGAACGAGGGTCGCATCGTCGGTATCAACTTCGCCGGCACCAACCAGGCCGTGAAGCAGGACAAGACCGTGCAGTCTACCAAGCACGACGCGGAGAACACGAGCGTGCGCATGAAGGTGGATCTAGCCATGCGCATCAAGAAAAAGCTGGAACTGGGCAAGAGTCGCCTGCCGCGCAACGCCCAGGTGCGCACGGAGCTGATGGCTGTGAAGCGCGAGGCCACGGCGACCGGCGTTACCTTCGACGCTCCGCGGATCGAGGTTGACTCCGCCGTAGCCGGCGGCGGCAAGAAGAAGCGCTACGCCCACGCCGACGCTTTCTGGGCGAAGGCGCTGTGCGACTGGGCGGCAGCAGGGAACGGGCCGGTACTCGGTATGACGAAGAGCGAGAAGCCCAGTATGCAAAGCCTGATGAAAGGGTTCTGACAATGGACGAAGAAATCGAAATCCCCGCACTGCCGCCCGCTGGCGAGATCGTATCGACGCAGGCGCTGCTGAATACGCAGATCTCGCTCTACCGCAACATGCTGGCGTTCAGCGGCACGCGTAACCCGTCGATCATCTGGGACCAGATGGTGCGCGACGACGGCTCCGCGATGCTCTACTACCGCGAGCTGGAGGAGAAGGACACAGACGTTGCGAACGCGCTCGACACGCTGAAGGAGGCGGTGCTTGAACGCGACTATGCGATCGAGCCGTTCGACGACTCTGGCCCGGCGCAGGACGTCGCAGACTTCGTGAAGGCGCAGCTGGCGAACGTGCCGAACCTGGACGGCGTAGTGGACAACCTGCTCGATGCGCCGGGCTACGGCTTTAGCGTCGCGGAGGTGATGTACGACGTGAGCATGGGTCAGGCCAACCTGGTGCGGATCGAGGACTGCCCGCAAGAGCTGTTTCTCTTCGGCGATCGCTTCACCCCGCAGATCGGGCCGATGCAATTCCTGAACTCGCCGTATGCCTCGAACGGCGTGCTGGTGCCGGAGCAGAAGTTCCTGATCTTCTCGCACCGGCCGCGCAGCCGCAACCGCATGGGCAGGCCGCTGCTTCGCAGCATCTTCTGGTCGAGCTGGATGAAGCGCAACATCCAGCGGCTATGGATCCGCTTCGCGGAGAAGGGACCTGGCACGGCCGTGGTGCGCTATGCAGACGGCGACAATCCGGCGCTCGCGCAGCAGGCTGCGCAGCTCGCGCAATCGATCATCGAAGAGGTCGCAGTCGGCGTGCCGATGAACTTCGAGTACGACAAGGAACTGCTGACGATCGCGCGCGCCCAGGATCCCGCTGTCTATGAACACTTCTTCGAAGCGATGCAACTGGACATCATCCGCCGCATCCTGGGCGAGACGCTGACCAGCTTCGGCGGCGAGAAGGGCACCGGCTCGAAGGGCATGGGAGACACCCACAGCGACACCAAGGACACGAAGGCGGTGCGACTGTGCAAGATGACGCAGGGCGTCATGAACGATCAATTGATTCGACCGCTGGTGCTGTGGAACTTCGGGCCGAAGGCTCCCATGCCGCGCTGGCAGTACGACGTGAAGGAGCAGGAGGACCTGACGAAACGCCTGGTGATCGATTCGGGCGTGCAGCGCCTGGGCCTGGCCCTTACTGAGAGCTACGTCCGCGGCAAGTACCAGGTACCAGCTCCCGACGCCGGAGATGTGGTGCTGCAGCCGAACGTGAACGCGGCGCAGGTCGCGATCGCGGACACGACGACGGCCAGCTTCGCAGAAGGGGCGGCGCTGGCTGAACAGGAGATGGCAGAGTATGACCGCGTGCTCGATGAGCTGCGGGCGGATTCGACCCGCATCTTTCGCAACCGCATCAACCAGGTCGCGAGCGCGGTGACTCCGCCTGCCGGGGTAGTGAAGTGAATGTGAAGGCCCATCGCGCGCTGCTCCGTCTCAACAGCCTTCTGCTGTGGCAAAACATAAAGCTGCGCAGAACGATCTCGCGGCTACATAGGTTGCGGCTGGAAGAGCTGAGGCGTGGCGTGCGCGTAGCGTGCGCACCGCGCGCGCCGCTGCTGTGTATCGCACCACCGAGCAACAAGGAGCAGCTATGAGCAACCCGAACCATGACATCATCATTCACGCCGCGCGCCGCCTGCTCAACGAGCTCGACCGGCACAGCGTTCCCGAAGTTCTGACCAGCGACGCCGCGCGGAACGACATTGAAAACGCGATCAAGCAAGTCAAGTATGCATTCCAAACGATCGACGATGGAGATCGCTCCAACGCCGGCCACGGGCAGGTGCAGTGAGTGAGTAAGCGAGACTGGAAGCCTATCTCCGAGCAGGCTGCAGCTGCCGCAACGCAGCTCGGCCATACGCTCGGAGAGTTCACTCATCCGTACCGGAACGCGACCATGAAGCGTGCAGATTGCCCAACATGTCGGGGAGTCTGCTGGGTCTACTTCACGCGTACGAGGGGATTCACTGCTGGAGGCTCTGCCTTGAGGTTCGGCTGCACTAACTTTCGCCCTGCGGAGAATCGATCATGATCCATCACGCGAGCAGCGACCAGGAGAAGATCGGCGATCTGCTCGCGCGCCACCTCGCTGCGGAGAACCTGCTGGGCCGCACGCAGATCGTGCGCGACGTGCATCGCAAGACGGGCAAGGTTGTGCCGATCTCGATGGGCTCGCGCTTCAAGAGCACGCTGAAGCACACCCAGTTCGACGACGGCGACCTGGTTGACGACGACGATATCGATGCGTCGATCGGCTTCAGCCTCAAGCTTCCAGCCAATGGCAGCGCGAACTATCTTCGCAGCCTTACACCGGTCACCAAGGATATCTACGACGGGCTCTCCGCGCAGTACAAGCGCGACGCCTTCACCATCGCAGGCGTCACCGATCGGCGGCTGATCGAGAAGGTGCGTGACGAGCTGGCCGACGTGATGGAGAAGGGCGGTACGCGCGCGGACTTTGAGAAGGCCGTCGCTAAGATGACAACGGAAGCCGGCGCATCGCAGATCACGGCCTTCACGCTCGATACCGTCTTCACGACGAACATGCAGAAGGCGTACTCGCTTGGCCGCTACGAGCAGATGACGGAGCCGGAGGTCGCGGAGGCGCTCCCTTTCTGGCAGTACATGACCGTGGGCGACGATCGCGTGCGGCCTGAGCACGCAGTGCTCGATGGCTTCCAGGCGCGCGTGCAGGATCCCGTGTGGAACAAGATCTATCCGCCCAATGGATTCAACTGCCGCTGCATCGTGATCGCGCTGCTGGCCAGCGAAGCGGATGACAGCGCGAACGAGCCGGGCTACGCGCGCCTCCCGCTGCTCGCGCAGCTGAAGGTGCCTACGCCTGGCTTTGCCAAACCGTTCCCGGTCGCGGCATAGCCCGCCATCTCCCGCCAACCTAACCCCGAACGCCAGATGCAAACCCCTTTATAGATACAGCCCTTTAGTCTCCGTGCTGTGAGCAAGCTGGCCAACAAGTGGATCGATATCTTCCGCGTGGGTAACTACGGCGAGAAGGGCAACTTCACTGAGGCCGACATCGATCGCGTCGTGCAGAACTACGATCCCGCAGCGCACGAAGCTCCTGCAACGATCGGGCACCCGAAAGACAACCTTCCGGCGTATGCGTGGGTATCGGCGCTTCGGCGATCGGGCGATCTACTGCAAGCGCAGTTCAGCCAGGTAGATCCGGACTTCGAGTCGATGGTCTCGCAAGGCAAGTTCAATAAGCGTTCCGCATCGCTCTACAAGCACCCGGAGACGGGCAAGGTTGTCGGACTTCGGCATGTGGCGTTCCTCGGTGCGCAGCCGCCCGAGGTCAAGGGTCTTAGACCGATTCAGTTTCACGATGCAGGACAGGTGTCGGCCGAGGTCGACTTCCAGGAGGTTTCAATGTCGCAGGAAAATCAGAGCTTGTTTGAACGCTTCATGGCCAACTTCGAAGAGAAGTTCGGTAAGAAGGAGACCACGAACTTCACCGAAGCACAGGTGAAGGAG